TGAAGCGCGGCGCGATATTTGGAGAAGTTTTGCGCGATATTTAGCGTAATCCTAGTATTGCACAATACGCAAATGAATTGCGTTATTTAAACTTTATATCCGCGATTACGGCTTAATCGAAAACAGCGTTGCTTCGGTAATATGTCCTTTTGAAGCAAAAGCATCACGCCCAGCATTCACAATCGTTGCAGCAGCCAGCTCATAGCAAAACCAAGAATCAGGCTCTTGCCAATCTCGATCTGGATTAAGAGCAAGCCCAAAAGCACCTGGCCAATCATATTTTTTGCCAACTTGACCGCGCGCCCAGGTAAGCCCGGATTCAGCATCGGAAACTAAATAATCGACGATCTTAACGATGGTTAGTCCGCTTAGCGCATCTTTAGACCGTCGAACCCCATGCAACATGTTCGCTTCAATGAAGTACTCGCCGTCTTTGATCAATGCATGGGATGACAGAGCCAGGGAAAAACGACTGCGTGGCAGAGCCCATCGAATCAACCAAGATCCCGGATTCCATTTCCGCTTGGTGAAAATTACGCGAATAGTGCTGGCCATCGTTTATATGCCAAGAGTAGTGCGCGTTGTGACAACATAAGCACCCCATTCAGCCAAAGCTGCATCCACACCAGCCTGATCAACAGCAGATCGCACGGCTTCTTTCATGGCCAGCCGCTTAGTTCTCAAATTTGCTTGAACAGTTCGCCAACTATCTGCCGTCGCAATAATATCGTCAGCTGCCCATGTCGCTGTTTTATTCTTCGCTGCGGCCCAAGCTTGAACTGATGCAGGCACATTGGAATCAGGATAGCCAGCCGCAGCGAAGGCTTTTGCCTCTGCTTCTGCCAAAGCATATTCTGATTCGCGATTACCGATGACGTCCCTGTATATATCATCAACATCACCGTCTATTTGCTTAAGAGCATCCGCCTTTAATTGAGTAATGGGCGGCTTTGGGAAGCGAAGCGCATTGGCCTCTTCTTCGGATATCGGTATCAACTCTGGCGATATATAATCATCTTGCGAACCGTCATCCTCAAACGCAAACACTTGACCATCTTTATCTTTAAATAATTTCATCACTATTCCTATTGTCTGAGTTCAAACCAGCTGCTGAGCGTTGCGCCGACCGAGCCCGCGATTGCCAGCGAGTACGTTGAGCCTGTCGGGACCGTGATCGAATCCTTCAACTTATATCCTACACCTGCGCTATAGCCCATTGCTGCAGGTTGAGCAGCACCGTTGACGCTAAAGGTTATTGATATAGAACCTGCTGTCGATGTTGAGCTGACGATGTTAGCTGCTACGATGATTGGCTGACCTGTCGAATTCGTGTAAGTTGTAGCAGCAAGACGACTGGCAGTAACGTCTTGCCATGTCTGACCTGCTGTCGGGCTAATGCTTACGACATACCAATATGAACCGGAGGCATCGGCTTCGAGTGTCATCCTGTCACCCGTCTGCAAAACAAATGACGTTAACGACGTAGGCACGTTAATCACGTCAGAACCTTGGCGTTGAACCGTCATCGCCCCAACGTTCATATTGGTAAATTGAATGCGCTGTCCCGCCTTAGTGGCCGACAATAAAGGCAAAATTAAAGTGAACGGGGTTGCTGATGCCCCTATAAGGGATTTGCCCAAGTCGTTAGCAGTCAACGTACGGCCCACGCTAACAGTCTCGAAAATAGACCTCATAGGCTGAATAGGAGTTGCTGGGTTTTGCAGCTCCCATTTATCAAGAGTCAAATCATATTTCAGTTCTAGCCAATGCCCTGCACCGGCAATATCGCCTGCAACAAGCGCCAGACCATTGCCTTTGACGATGGTTTTTGCTGCAATAACACCGTTGGCAGGTGTAAATGTAGGAGTTGCTGAGGTATTTGCTGCTGCTGGGCGGACAAACAGTGTCATGCCATCGGTTAACGCCGTGGCGGCTGGCGTAAATACACCAACCAAGGCATTGGCGGTGCCTGTATTTTCAGCGGTCATCAACTTTCCGCTCTGTATAGCCTTGGCGAGCTGATCGTAGACTTCACCATCCAACGCGATCCCGGCCGCCTCAATGACCGACGCGATCTCTTCCTGAATAGCATTCAGCGATGATGCATTTAACTGCGTCGGAGTGATACCTGATGCCTTATCGCCGTCTTTATAACCGTGTTTCCCTGCACCGAATAAATCGACTGACTTGGTAGATGTGTCTATCCGTTTCATTATTACCCCTTATTGGTAAGCAAATATTGCTGTTGTATGAGCCGGCTCGTACTTGTTTATCCGGCATTCGAGCGCTTCATCACCCCAGCTTTGCAGCGCGGCATTGCAGTCGCTGTTGCAGTCCATCACGAACACCCCGCCCGTAGAAAATGGCAGATTCAGCGTCCAGACGAAAATATCGTCCTCGCTGTAAAGCGAATCGTTGCAGGTATCGTTGCAGGTCATCGGAAAATACTCGTCGATGGTCGCACCGGGATAGCCCATTGTTTCGGCGATGCCGATAAAATAGGCCCTGCTCTGGCCGCCGATCATGGTCAGTTTTGACTCCAAAGCGGCCTGGCGCTGTGCGGCCGTCTGGTCGATAGTGACGCAGGGATCTGGAAGACCGGCGACGCGCTCCCAGTCAGCCAGCAGCTCTATGGTAGTGCGAGGATCGACCTCGTTAACCAGATCCTCGCAGCGTAGATCGACCCTGGCGAATTCATCGGCCCAGGCCAGCAGCAACATCGATAACTTACTGGTTTGCGTTATTGCCCAGGCGCTGCCGCGTGGCATTAATGTCTTCAGCTGGGCCAGATAGTCGGCGGCGGTCATAGCCATGTAATCGCTCCCAGCGTGGCCATATAACCAGTGGCGTGGGTCACATCGGCGGCAGGCGCGGTCATGTTGTAATTAGTTTCGCCAGCGGCCGCGCTAATGGCCGCGCGGATATGCGATAAAAGCAGCGTTCCGCCAGGCTCTGACTCGCGGCTGATCAGGTCGGTTAATTCTGCGGTCACGGCCGCCTTAACAGCCGCCGTATTGGGAGTGACGCCAATGCTAAAAGCCAACGGCGCAGCGATAGGGGCGACCACGTAAGAGCCTTTGGCAGTGACGGGCCTGCGCTCGTCAATATAAGCCTGAACCGTAGCGACTTCTCCAGCGTCAGGAATTAAGCTGGCGTCGTTGTCGCGCACAAAGCGCACTGTCACTGTACCAATGCCTGATTCTTGCGGATAAACCCAAGCGCGAGTGACTCCGGCAACTTCCAGCGCCCAGGCTTCATAGTCGTGTTTGGCTCCGCCATGCGGCGGCTGCTGGATGCGGGCGATAAATCGCGCCCTCAAAGCGTCATCTGTTTCCGCGTCAGCGCCGCCGGACAGAGCGCCGGCCGTCCCTTTTGAAACGACGCCATCAATAGGCGTAGTCAGCGTCAAGGCGTAACCAGTCGCGGCATTGCCGGCCTGCCCCGCATCGACGGCAGTCACTGAAACAACAGCGGTGCCCGCCGCGATATCGACATCGGCATCGACCGTATATAAAGCACCATCAGCGCGTTGCAGCTCGGTCAATGCGGGAATGGTGGCGCCATTGGTGCCGGTCAACGTCACGGTGCCGGTAGCAAAGCTGGAAGGCAAGCGGTAAACCTTCCAGATTGACGCCCAGCGTTCCAAATATTCGGCTTCGGCCGTATCGAAGATGATCTGTACGGCCAGCCATTGGATAAACCCGTACAAGCCGTGAACCGCCGCCGAATGTACCCTTGACAATACATTGAGATTAGAGCGGCGCAAGGTTGCATCGCTGTCCGGCAAGCGCGACTGAATGTCGGCGAACGCGCGGACGATCAGATCGGATAAGGTCGGTCTAGCAAAGGCCATTTTCTATGCGCTCCAAAATTGTTCGAATCTATATTGTTTAACGGGATGCCCAGACCGGGTAATCGACACCCCCAGCGCCAGAATGCCGGAGCGTGGATTGCTGGCGACCACAACAGCCGATTCCGCCACGCTATCATCGACCAGCCATTTCAACGATTCCTCGGCGTATTGCTGGGCGCGAACCAGAACTGATGCCAACTGCTTTTCACGGCTCAACAGCCATAGCCTCGACCCGATCAGATCGCCTTTAACGTCGGCAAAACTGTCGCCCCACCAGCCGCGCCGGTCTTTCGATCCGTCCGGGATGGCATCGTCGGCATTAGCGCGACGATCGGTAAACAGGCTCAAAATCACGGCGGTTTCCAGCCCGTCGTCCTCGGCAAAGCCCAGGCCGTCAAGCGCATAATCGACACCATGCCCAAGGTCGATGAATATGGTTTTTATGTCGGTCATACTGGCACATCCGTTTGACCGGAGCCTGTAGAGACACCGCCGTGCTTATGTGTTTTTAAACTGATCCCATCGGCTATCACATCGCCGCCGGTGACAATCACCTTCGGGCAGTTAACGATATTAATGTCATGCGTTGCGCCGGTGATCACAATGCCAGTGCGAGACAATTTAATGACATGGCCCAGGTCGTCATACAATGCGACTTCCCCGCCTTGCAGATCCTTAAGCCGATAGCGGCGGTCATCGATCGCCAATACCAGGCCGTGGTTCCGGTTGCCGCCGACAAAAACGCCAGCCACTTCGGCCCCGGCGTGGGGCTGGCTGGTCAAACCGTAATTCTGGAAACGCTCCATATCGCGCACCTCGCCGGACAATAGCTTGACCTGCACGCCCTGCATTTTTGCGGCATCGTTGACCAGCGCCAACACCCCGCGCGCAACCATCAGATTGACGCGGCGGGCCAGTGGCGCAGTCAGTTTATTGATAGCACGGATCATGGCTTCCACTCCCATTCCGGCTGGACAATACTGGATTCGTCGCCCTGCGCCTTGCGGATCTTCTTTTCCAGCCTAGTTTGCTTGACTCCTTCGATCATGTCGAACGCATGCGGGTTGGCGACTTGCAGCGTAGTCAACGTGCCGGAATCGTTCAGCGAATAGCTGGCGGATACAATCAGCACATCCAGATCGGCCGA